ATGAATTCGTGTTATCTTCGGAACCGTTGACTTCCTAAGGTCGTGATGACCTAGGGAAGGAGTCAGGCTAGAGACACCTCTTTCAGCGGCAATTAGGAACTGCTGCCTGCCGAGGTAATAATCCCCGAGACGTCCCTGTGAGGGGACGATCTTGCTAGACTCAGCGGCCATCAGCACAGCGGTATAACCCGCGTGCCGATCAGTCATGGGCTTCTTCACAGGAGCCCGGGTGATAGCGTTGAAGAGGTAGCCCCCCCATCCCTTCCGAGCCAGCTCGCGCCAGCTCTTCAAGGAAATGGAAGGGAGTGCCTCGTCAAAGTTCGAGAGGATACCACAATCACCAAAACCCTCTGGGATCCTGAAGATCCTGAAGGGCTTCGGAATTGCGGCAACCACTAAATCCCACGTGTGCTTGAAGAGAAGGCTGCAACCATAGCCGTTTTCACGGCGATGGGCGAGCCTTCTCAAAGCGTTCGCGAGACGGAACTTGCTTTCCACCGTTGACAGACTTTCCTTAAGGAAAATCGGCCTCACGTCGTACCCAAAGAAGTAATCTTTTCCGCAGGACTCCCTAAAGGGGCCGTCTTTGAAACTTTTGGTTTCATTGACAACAAAACCTGCGTACGAGATCACTCTGGTCACCGACTCATAGTGGCGGGCGGGAACGATCAAGTCGTCCCCGTATACGCTCACGAACGAGTCGTCTTGATAATCCTGGGCCGCTCGGCATAGGGCCCAGAAGATCAGACTTTCGAGTTCGAAAGTACACCCGTTCCCCATTGAGGAGAACTTGTGATAGTGCACCCATTGGTCCTTCTTGCGAAGGTACCCCTGTTTGCTCCTGATCATGTCAAGCAGTTTGAACCACTTCTCTGGAAGCAAGAATCGTACTACCTCAGTAGAGATAGTATCACTTGCCCCCGAAAGGTCAATGGTCGCTAGGATCCCGGTAAGGGAACCAAACTGTGCCAGACGCTGATTTACCCCTTGATCATTTAGATCTTGGGCAGCGTAGACGCGCAGAAGGCGCCGTATCTCTCGTCCAAAGCCGCGCTGTAAAAACGAATTTACATGCGGTTCCTTGGCGATGACGCGGTGCGTCTTTGCGTTCTTCGGTACAAACACGATCTCATTGCCTCTCACAATGCTGAAAGCGTCTCTCACGAGACTAACAGGCAAAGAGGGGAACTCGTCAGTTTGCAACTGACAGTTCAACCAGGCAGGGATGCTGTTTATACAGCAGTGACCCATGATGAGAGTATTGCTTGTGACGTCAAGCTTCGCTTTGAACTTGACGTACGCGGATGTAAGTGAACCGGAAGTCGACGTTGTCGCTCCCGGACCCCATCCAAACTCGCTTGCTATCGAGTCGAGGTCAGGCTCTCCAAGGACAGAGGCAATTTTTCGACGTGCAGACAGGAAAACCCTGCGCATCGTCGGGTCCCATAAGTGTGGGTCCTCCTCTAAGGCCTTGAATCGCCTGTTCGTCTCTTTGCAAGCGTCTTCACAGTCAAGGAAAGTTTGCAATGCTTTCCCTTCAGGATCCAGATCTTCATGTCGAAAATCTGGGAACTTCGCCAGGAACTTCGTGACCAACTGATCATTGCTGAAAGCAATGGGACTGTTGTAATGAAGTGGATTGACTTCCAACGCAACCAATTGGGCATATTCTTTGTGTTTCCACAAGATGAATACACTCAGGCTGCGCGGGGAGTCAACCGCTTGGAACAGACTGTGGAGAACCACGTCCAGCAGTGCGTGACTGCTGTCACGACTCGAGGGGCTTAGCCCCTCAATCAGCTCTTGCTTATGCATAAGCCCTTTCTTCCCTTATGGGATAGATGTTGTTACCCACCGACTTCGTTCTACTTGTTAGTAGATGAAGTCGTAGTCGTGAACCTGATTGGTCACGACTGCTTCATTGATCAGATCACGGAGCTGCGAAAGCAGGTCCTTTCGTTCTTGCAGCGTGCTTTTG